GGGCAGCTGAAACATATTTTGATAATGTCTATGCTCGCTTTATGGGGGATGACAATCGTTTTGCCGTTCGAAAGGGTTTTGAGTGGTTTAACATGAAGTTGCTTGAAAAAGAGTTGGCTGCGTTGGGCATGATCTACACTTCAACGTCCAAAGATGATATTGAATTTGAGCTGCAAGACATTAAAGAAATGAATATTCTGAAGCGCTATGACGTGTACAATGAGGAGTTGGGACGTTGGGTTGGTGCGTTGGATATCAACACGCTTACTGACATGATGTGGTACACTGTCAATGGAAAGGATGAAGAGGTTCTAAGCCAAAGAGCAGATGTCTTTGCGCGTGAGTTGTCTTTGTGGGGCAAAGAAAAATTCGAAGAACTATTCCCTGCAATGTTGAAACATTGCGGTGATAGAATAAGGATACCGTGGACCAACTATGACCAGGTTATACATCAAGTTGACGGCGACGCCTTCTTTGATGATGGCCAAATTTGGTGATCCTTTTCCTTTGCCCCGACTTTCCCACAGGTCATTAAACTTGGGCGTTCCCATACGAAAGTTGGACTTTATTCCTTTGAAGAAAAGGATAGGTGTGAATTCCGAAAAATTACGAAGTATTAAATCCTAGCAATAGGTTGCGGACTTGGCCTAAGATCCATTAATTAAGAAACAGACACAATGACTAGCACACCAAATGTTGAGATGCCCTCGTCCGAAATTGGCGGACAAGCGGTCCATGAAGCTACCAATATCTCACACTCAACTGTTACTAAATTCGCAGACGACACTTTGGGAGTTGAAACTCAAGTGCTGTCGCCAGACCAACTAGACAGCAAATTTGTCAGTTCGATCTCTACGCCCGAGAGTACTTCGATTATCTCGTACTTGGAAAGACCGACTGTTGTCAACCAGGGTTCACTTACGACTGGTGACACGGGAGTGATTTATACATTTACTCCCACCCAGATCCTTTCGAGTTATAAAGTCAGCCGCATACAATTCATATATAGTATGCGGTTTGATATGAAGGTGACATTGCAAGTCAATGCCACTCGGTTCCAAGCAGGACGTTATATTTTGGCTTGGATTCCGACCTCTGGTTCCACTGCTG